CATCTTTAAGATCATAAAGTATCTTTCCACCAATCTTAAAATAGCTAGGACCTTGCCCTCTATATCTTCTATTATCGATTGTTTTCTTGCTGACTCCCCAACGCTTAGCTAATTCGTCAACTTCTATGGTATTTGATATGTCAAAATTCTTTTCTAATATATCCATAAATTTCCCTTTTATTTATATTTTTGTTTATAATAAACCAATATTACTAATTTACAAGTAATACTAATAAAAAAAGTGGAGAATTTTTATGAATAAAACAATATATGCACACACGAATATGGGAACAGAACAGGAATGGGATCAGGCTATAGACAAGCTTGCTACCAACAACCAAGTAGCTGGAACGCATTACAAGCAATCCAAGATACAACCTATAGACTATATATATGCAAACAAACTATCTTATAATCTAGGTAGTTGTTTAAAGTATATAACCAGAAGCAAAGGCGAGAAGTCTGATAGAGTAACCGACTTGTTAAAAGCGAAACACTTTATAGACTTAGAGTTGCAGATGGTACATGGTGTTGATGCCAAAGGTGCTGACATTGGTAGATATTCTGTAGAGTTCTCGCTAGATAAATGAGGTAACTATGAATCTATATGAGTTTGATGATCGTATCTTAAAAGAAAGAAATGGTAGGAAACCTGTATATATAAACAAGCATCTTGCTAAAAAGTTTAAGGACTTTTGTAAAAGTGAACAGAAAGAACCAGCTAAAGTGGTTGAGTATCTAATATCTTTAGGTATGAACTCTGTGCAACATTACGATAATCCTAAAGTGTCTGTTGACATCGAAGCTCTTTAAATAGATTTTTGGTATTCTCCAGCGAGTCCATCGCTTGTAACTTCTTGTCTGTAATAGTCATCTGTTTCTTGCCGTTTGGTAAGTGAAAAAAAACTTTCTGCGGATCTAAAGCAACCAAGGCATAAACATCTAATGCTTTGTCCTCGTAGTATCTGTCTTTGGTAAATGCGCCACGCCTAAAATCAAACTGCCATGACACTCTATGTGTTTGTATTTTAGATTGTGTTTTAACCTGGCACTTGTATAGCGTATGGTCAACATCAAAGATGATGTCTGCCTCCGCGCTGTGTGGAACTATCAATACAGTATCAGCGTATAAAGAAAGTAGCGAGGCTACTAAGTATTCTCCAGATCGGCCAACTCTTTCAGATTGGCGTGGCATGGGTTTATTGTGGTGCTGCTAACAATGATTGTTCTTTATATTGATCTTCTATTAAGCCTTGTGCCTGTGGTCCTGTTAGACCAATGCTTGTTAAAACAGCCACCTTTGCATCTATAGGAACGCCGCTTTTTGTCGCCCAATTTTTGAATGAAGCTTTTGTTGCTGGATTTGTTAAAGCAGTTGATAATATTTTTGGCATTGCATATGCACCTGCTGCAACAGTTATTCCTGTTGTTGGATCTCCAGTTAATAGACCACTACCAGTTCCTACACCTATGGCTGTATAAAATTCTCTTGAAGCATTACCAAAGGCTGTGTTTGAAAAATTAACCGACTTACCAGCCTCTTTAAATCCTCTTGACAAGTTTTCTATATCGTCAACTTTTGCACCTAAGGCTTGTATTGATATTGGTAATTTTCCTGTACCTTTTTTTAGTTTTTCAAAATTGCTAACTGTTTTTCCTGGCGTAAAACCACCATCAACATTTCTTGTAATATCATAAAATTGTTTTTCGCCAAGTAATTTTAATTGGTTTTCGTTAGCTAAACTTTTATTAAATACATTTCCTAAAAATTCATTAGCTTTTGATGGCTCTGTTTTTAAATTAGTTTCTAATTTATTATAAATTTTTTCTGATGGTAAATAATCTTTACCAGCTTGTGTTGTTATTGGTCTTATTTGTTTGTTAATAACATCACTACCTTTTTTATAATAATCATTGGCTAATTTTGCTGTTACAGCAACGTCTCCACCAATAGATTCTGCTGCTTCAAACATATCGTCAGATAAAGCTGCATATAGTTTTTTCATATCATCTAAATCAGGAGACGTGCCAACAACAAAACTTCCTTTCAATTGTCTGCCTATAGTAGATCTTAAACTAGCTAAATCTCTGTATGTAAGTTTTGGCTCTCCTTGAAAATACACTGATAGTCTATCGCTTAAATTTTTGCCAAATAATTCAGTTAAACCCTTGTTGGAAAATCTATATTGATTTGCTTGTAATACTTTTTGTGTTTTGTTTAAATCAAAAACTTTTCTTCTAGGTATTTTTTTATTTAGTGTGTTATATAAAAAGTCTGATCTTGTTAAAAAATCTTCTTCAAACTTTAATGCAGCATCTAAAATTAAATCTCCAGCTGCCTGTTGTGATAAATTTGAACCAGTAGATGTTAAGTCTGTAATAGCATTATCTAGTTGATTTATAGCATCATTATATGATTGAACAATCTTTGATCCACCAACTGTAGTTGCCAAAGCATTTTCTGTTCTGGCTATTTTCGGACCTGTGGTTACACCTAATGGTAAATCTTTCATGCCTAAATTTTCAGCAGATTTATAAACAGATTTTGCAACTGGATCATTAAATATTTTATTAGCACCTTGCCTTAAAATTTCTGAACCCTTTTGTAAAGGAAATGGTGTCAAACCTTCTATTGTTCCTTGTAAAGCTACATCACCAGCATACTCTGATAATGTTCTAGTATCTTCAGCGCCTTCGCCAAAGAAAAAACGCAATGCGTTATCATATATTTCACCAGCTACTACAGAACCACCAGCACCACCTGCTGCAACCCCAACAGGAACACCTACTACTGTTGGTGAGGTTGTTAAAGCTCCAGCAGCAGCACCTAAACCACCACCTATCAGTTCAGCACCAATTCTTCCATATTCAAAAACATCACCTAAATCAAAACCTCCTGGATTAAATAAAGTTGGTTGTTTAGTTTTAGGGTTTGTAAATACATAGTTATCTGAACCAAAAGGTATTGCATCTGGATAATACTTTTTGATTAATTTTAGTTTATCTTCTGGTTTTTTATATGCAGAAACGGTTGCTCTTATTTTTTTTGGTGCGCCTGTTTTATTGTCTAAATTATCAAAAGATAAAGCGCCGCTAGGTAGTGGAGGTGTTGTTGTTGCTCCTTTTGGTAGTTCTAATGCCATGCTTATTATTGTACCGCTTGACCAGTATCAGAATATATCCAACCATCGCCTGTTGCATTTACTTCTATTTTTTTACCGTGCAAATAAGCAGTTTCTTTTGTTCGAGTAATTGTTCCTTTTGGCACTTCCATTCCTAATTCGGTAAATATTGGTGTTTTTCTGTCACTAATAGAACTTAGTAAGTTATCTAATTGTTTCTTGATGCCAGCAGTACCTCCTGATATAAAAAATTGCTGGAATCCTGTGGGGTCGCCAACCATACTTTGTAGTAAATCTAAATCTGGTCCAGCAAGAACACCAAGTTCTTCTAAGTTTTTAAGCTCTAATAATAATGAAGTATATTGACTTTGTATATCAGCTCTATCTTCTCCCCTTGTAAGTGGGTTCGGTTGTATTTCATCTAATTTTTTTTGGAAAGCTAATATTTTTCTTTCTGAATTATTTACTGTGTCAATTTGTGTTTGTAAAGTTTTTCTTCTTTCTGGAGACACCTTAACAATTTCTTCTTTTTTTGGTTCTGTAACAACTGGTTTTTCATCTACCGCAGCAGCACCAATAGGTGGTAAATAATCTTCTTTAGAAATCATACCTGGTGTTTTTCTAGTTACTTGTTGTCCAACTTCATTAGTATATGTTTCTGTTTTAGGTTGGGACAAATAATCCCACGCAGTTTTATACATAGGAGATTGTCTTACAGACGAATCTTGTTGTCCCTGTAAAAGGATGTTGTAGAATTGATTGGCAACACCTTGTCCTTTGAATAATTCACCGCTGCCTTTGCTTATGGTTTTCATCATCAATTCTAATCTTTGGTTTGGATTCATCATATCTCCAAGACCAGCTACTTGTGGATCTATAGAGTGTTCTGTCTTAAACTTTTCCCACA